GGTGTTACGATTGGCGTAAGTTCGCAGCCATCCGCAAGTTCACCCGTCTTGTTCAGCGCCCATTCTGCGAACTGTGCTAGGTTTTCTGCAGCGAACTCTGCAACCGTGCCAGCGTCCAGTCCATCGAACCATTGCGCTAGTTTCTCGTAGTCGGTCACAACGAAAACATCGCGGGTTTCTTCGGGTTTCGGCTTGCTGAATTTCAGCGAGTAGGTGCCTACCTGCTGCCCGTCAAGCATCACGTCGAAACTCTTTGAGCCTGTGCGCTCGTATAGCTCCTTGTAGCCACGATCAACCGCGCTACGCAGCGAGTCAGGGTTTTTAGTGTCCACTAGCTCACCAGCTAGCTTGAAAAACGTTTGAGCCACCGCAAGGCGCTCAACGTCGTTGAAGTCTCTTTGCATTTAAACCTCCATGATGGTTATCTCAACCCGTGGGTTATCTGGATCAGGTTCGGGGAACTCGTCTTGGAGTCCTATCACGTACTTTCTAGAGTCCCCTTCGAGCACGCCAGCCGAAACAAGGCCGTCAAGTATGAACTTGTGAGCAAAGCAGATGTTGTCGATATCCCGTCTCATGTTCGGCTCTATCCACTTGAACGAAACAATCACGGGATTGGTGAACTTGGCTAGATGCTCGGCTGCTTCGGCTGCTCGTTTCGTTTCCTTGCGCTTCATGCTTGCACCGAAACGACGGTCAGCACGTTCCGCGCTAACGTAGTCGTTGAGAGATGGGAAACGGCCTTGGATTGTGAATCGTTGAATCATGATGCCATCCAATACTCGTTCCAATGCGTTCGCCGTCCATCCTCATAGCGGTAATCGATGCGCTCTGACTCGATGCGGTTTCCAGCCGTTCGCAGCTCGGATATACGCTTTGGCAGGTCTTGTATGCCGTACTCGATGACAGCGTTTCTTGAGCTAAGACGATGCCCGTTTTCGAGCTGTCTGAGCACCCAAGCGTTCTGAGTGTTCTTCACTACCACCACCCCCATTGCTTGAGCACCGCCATCACGAACGGTATTCCGAGGAAAACAACAACGCCGGAGACGGCAAGAAGCACGTCCGATGCTATAATCTGCGTGTCCCGTACGCTGTGGACACTGGCGCTGTTATCGTTGCCGCGATGCAGCGCCGCTCTATTTGCTCTCATTCTTCAACCCCCTTAGAATCTCGCTTGTGTCGATTCGCCACTCGTTGCACAGCTTGAAAGCTGGCAGCTTTCCATCGCGGCAAAGCTTCGACACGGTGTTAACTTGGCTTTTCTTCGGCTCTGTGCCGTCTGGTAGGTTGTATTTCCAGCGGCAAAAGCGCCGAACCGTCCAAAGGTCATCCATTGGTTTTCCTTCCTGTTCTTAGTAAGCTGCGTTTTCAGCGCACACAGCTAGAACGACTTATGACGCTACCCACCGCCGCTCACGGTTGAAGTGGTTGACTGATTGACAAGGTGCTGCAGATTCGAGGTCTGCAAGGTATCGAGCTAGATAGCTGTGCGTGATGCCCTCACGCGGGTTTTTTGGCTAGTCGGCAACAATCGCCGCGTGGCGCTCATCCGTCATATCGAGCAGATATTCAGGCGAAACGTCGTACAACTTGCAAAGAGCTATTAGGTTGCTCGAAGTTGGTTCAGCCTTGCCCGTTTCCCATCTGCTCACCGCGTTTGGGTGGACACCGATAGTCGATGCGACTGTCTGAATAGACAAGCCGCGCTCTAGTCGTTCTTTACGGATGTTTGTCAGCATGTTTTCACCCCCTATCTGCGTTTCTGCCCCCATCAGGTGATACACGCACCGCGTGTTTTCACTTGCTAGAATACACGCTTGCTGTGTTTGTGTCAACACAAATGTGTGAGATAATACATATGTTTCGTGTGAAGGGATTTGAGATGTTGAGAATCAAAGAAGCACGTGAAGCACGAGGATGGACGCAAGAACAGCTTGCAGCCGCCATGAACACTACCCAGCAGACGATTCAACGCTGGGAATCTGGTCAGACTGACCCAAAATCGAGCGTGATAGTCGAAATATCGCGTGTGCTCGGTATCACGGTTTCTTTCATCATGAACATTGAAGAAAGCGATGAAGTCAGGTTATTGTCAGCCGATGAACACGAGCTGATTGATTGTTATCGCTCGTTGTCCACCAAAGCGCAACGCGCCTTATTAGCTGGTTTGCGCGAATATCTGCAATGAGAATCAAGTCGGCACATATCCAACAGCTCGACAAGTCGAAGCCGCGCTCACGCTGCCGCAAATGGCGGTTATGGCTGAACGTCGAGGGACTAACCACGCGCCCGTCGCGTGTGTTTCATGGCACATACACCGAAGCTTTAAACGCCCTAGAAGCTTTCAAACTCGAATACATGGATAAAGTGCCAGAGTCAGACACACTCGCGTCTTATATGGCGTTGTGGCTCTCCTGGCGCGAAAATTCAGGACAGTTCGCACCAGGTACTATCGCGCATAACAAGCGAGACGTGAACGCGATACTTCGCTCACCGTTGGCAGAGTTGCCGATAGCGGCAATAAAGCCTGAAGATGTGAGAAACGGCTTGTTGTGGGTGAAGCAGAACCCGGCAAGGAAAAGCGGCGAACTCACCAACGCTACGATGAACTCAATACACATCACGTTAAACGCCGTGTTTCGTCAGGCCGTGGACGATGAGCGCATACCGCGAAACCCGATGGCTCACATCAAAGCGCCGAAACCTGACACCAAAGAGAAAGAAGCACTCACGCCCGACGAACTCGCCGCGCTGATCGCGTCACTGTCCACGCTCCAACTTGACGGTCGCGTGATGTGCTTGTACTTCATCAGCTATCTAGGCTTGAGACGCAGCGAAGCTTGCGCGTTGATGGACAGCTCGATAATTGACGGCTATTGCCACATCACCCAAGCCATTAAAGAGCGTGACGGCTCGATAGGTGATACCAAATACCTGTCAAGCGTTCGAACGCTGCCGATGCCCGTGCCGCTGGTGGACAAGTGCGCAGAATGGCAGCGCCTGAAAGAGCGCCTAGGATGGCACGAAACGCCGACGCTTTGCTGTAATTCAGTCGGCGGCATACTTCGCCCGCAGCTATTGCAGCGATGGTGGACAGGTGACAGCAAGCACATAGGCGTATCTTCGAAGCTAGGATATGACGGCTTGACGCTGCATCAGATACGACACAGCAACTTGTCGATGATGGCGCGTCATATGTCACCGTTCGACTTGAAAAGCTATGCAGGATGGTCAAGCATCGAACCAGCCAAGATATACATTCACGATGACTTGTCGAAGGTTGCTCAAGCCGTTTCGTGTGCATGGAGTTAGCACATGCCGTGTGCAAAAAATGTGCAACCGATTCAATCTCGATGCAACGTCATTTCGCTGTTTTGCGCTTTGAGCTGCAAAAACTCGATGCCAGAATGTGCAAGCATGTGTAAGCGTTTGCCCAGGTGGGAAGGAAATATTAGTTGGTCGCAGGTTCAAATCCTGTCCAGCCGACCATGTAATACCGCAGGTCACACGCTTATTGCATGTGGCCTTTTTTGTTGCGTGTGCAAAACGTGTGCAAAAATTGCGTCGTGAAAACAAGAAAAGCGCCCCCCGCCGAAGCGGAGAGCGCATAGATTTATCCCTTGACGTACTTCACGCCGCTTTCAAATGCTTGGTCAACTGCAACCTGCGTCCATGAGCCGTTAACTTTCTTGTAGGCTCTAGACACCTGCACCCATGAGCCGTTTTGCTTGACGTAGAGCGCCGTAGTCGTGCCGCCTGAACTAACCACGATGGCATGGTCAACCGTGACGTTTGCCATCGTGTACTCGTAATGGTCGATAGTTGAACCTGGCACTTCGTATTCGACATATGCCGTCGCGCCGTTGATAGCGCCGCCGTAGTAGCCGAGTCGGCATTGCAGCTTCATGGCTGCGAGTTGCGCGACCGTGGGCAACGTCGTAGCTTCGAGCGTTTGCACGCTGTTCGATGTGCCTACGTTCTTGAAGTTCAATTCTTCGGTCAAGTCCACGCTGCCCGATATGAGCTGTGCGCACATGTACTCGGAGCCTTGCGAAGTTGACTCCGCATGGCCTGAAACCCTGCAATACAACCGCGTGACTTCCGCGTTGCTCGGTATCGTGATGCCCATGTCGTAGGTGAACACGGCTGTCGTACTCGAACTGCTCGAATAGTAGTTGCTCGTCGTGGTTTCGGTTGTATCCGCACCGTTGCCCTCGATGCTCTCGAACCATGACTGTCCACTGTTGAAGCCGCCAGATACGAGCGTAAAGTTGCCCAAGTCGGTTGAAGCCGTCGTGTCTGGGTAATGCGCTTCGAACTGGCTTGTAACGTCAACGCCATTGTCTTTGACGGTGATGCCCGTGAGCGTGTTGGTCGAAACGACAACATCGGAGCCTTCGAGCGGGTGGCTGTCGCTCACCGTGACCGTGGCGCTCGTTGAGTTTGTGAGCGTCACGTCGTGGTAGATGGGCAGCGTGTAGTCGACTTCGATTTCCGCGCCATACACGCTAACAACATCGGCTGTGTTGCTCGATGCTCGTTTCATCGGTATTCTGATGCCGAAGTTAGAGCCGTAGCCGACGATGGTATCCCACGTGAGCGAGCCTTCCGCGAACGTGAACGTCGCGACCGTGGTGGACAACCTGCCAGATGCCGACGTTGAGCCAATCTGCGTGGTTCCGTTGACAAGCCCCATGTAATAGGACGATGACGTGCTCGTTGTGTGGCCTGTCGCGCTGGCCTTTATCTTGACTGTCCAGCCGTTAACGATGGCGTTGCTCGGCACGTCCGAAAAGTTGAAGCCGCGCAGATAGCCATAGTACGTGTTGGTCGTGCTTGCCCTGTTATGCGTGAACGTGCCGTGAGTGGTGCTGTCGGTGTTGGTATACATGTTCGACGCGTTGGCAACCGAAGCGTAGCTGTTGCTGACAGCACTCGTGCTAGGCACTAGGCGTATAGTAGCCATTAGACCACCAGCCAAATATCGTTATCAGAACCTTGTGAGCTGCTGGGCGTTGAACTGCTCGTGTAGTACGTCACGAACGGGATAGCTACGGTAACACTCGCCAGGTTGGTAACGTCCACTGTCCCGTTATCCGTGACGGTCTGCGAACCGCTCACCAACTCCGAAGCCGAAACCGTGACAGCCGTACCTGTTTTCGTGCCGCCTGTGATGTAACCAGTCGTATTGGTGACGCTAGGCGTGACGCTTATCGCGTGGTTCGATACGCTCGATTTCGTCGCTGTCGGCGTTCCAGCCGTACCAGTGGGCATTGCCGAAACCGTCACGCTCGACAAGCCATCATAGCCGCTGTCTGGTTGGATAGTCTGGCTCGACGTGGTAGGCGTGGCGCTCTTGCTTTGCGTGGTGAACGTCGGCGGCGTATAGCTGCCTGTAATCTGCGAACCGCTAGCGTCATGAGCCGTGTAGCCTGAAAGCAGATGTTGAGCGTCCACGGTATCGCTTGAAGTGTCCACGCCGCTTGGCACAGCAACAGTAACAGGTGAATACGCCTTGCCGCTTTGCGCCGTGTACGTGCCGTTTACCGTCACGTTCAACGCTTCGACGGTGACACTGCTGATAGACTCAACAGCCGCGTTCATTTCTGCAATTGTCAACGGTAGAGTCGCGCCAGATTTCGCGCTGATGGTGTTTGCAAGATGGTCGAGCTTTGAGCTGGTAATTAATACTTTGCTCATGAACGTGCTCCCTAGATGTAGTAGACGTTAAACAGGTCGTTCTCGTCAAATTCGGCATGCAGTTCGCTTTGCTCTGGCATAAACGCGATGATGCCGTCAGCCGCACCACCAGTGATGATGAAGTAACCGCCGCTGGTGAAGTACATCAGTCTGCTTGCAGATTCGGCTGCGGTCATCTCGGCGCGAGTTGTCGTGCCGCTGACGCACAAAAGCGGGATTGAATTAACGTCTACGATACTCTTGACTGCTGCGTCAAAATCGCTCGAAGTGACAATGCCCGCAGTACTCGCTGCCACGCTAAATGTTCCAGCTTCGGCGGTGATAAGTAACCACGGGTCCAAGCTTCCATCGGCACTTATGGTGAACGTTCCTCCGACTGGAACGTATTCGTCGCCGTTCAAATGACACTCGTAGCTCGTGCCGTTGAGCGTTACTGACAACGTCTCTGGGCGCGTGCTGCTGACATAAGAGAGCTCCGCAGCATTGCCAAATGGTGCCGCTCTCGTCGTGACCGTCTCCGAGAATAGCTGCGTGCTCGATACACCCCAGCCGTTGTCCATTTTGTTTAGTTTCTCGGCGGTAATAGTATCGCCATTCTGCCAGTTAATAGGCGTGTATGTCATATTCGCTCCTTATGCCGCTGTGGCGGTTCCGACGATTGCCGAACCGACGAGATTGCTTGCAGAACCGTATTCCAAATTGTCACCGTCCACGCCTATCAAGCCGACACCCGCGACACGTTGCCCTGTAGCAAGGTAAAAGTACATTCCCTGCGCAACGTCGGCAGCGGTCGCGGTCGTGTCTGAAATGTTGATGAGCGTGTCGGTCGTGTTGCCGCGCACTATGTCCACGCGGTTGATGTATGGATTAGTTGCCATTTACGGCTCCTTACGCGCCAGCCCCAATCGTGACGGTCTTGCCACCTGCGCTATTGTCTGTCTCGCTGTAGGGCATTGCGTTAACGGCAACTTGGCTCAAAGCGTCATAACCAGCATCAGCGGTCACGGTCTGCGCCGTGAAGCTAGAGGTAACCGTCTTGCTTTGCAGGTTCACGCCCTCGCCCGAATAGGTGCCAGTCACGCCGAGAACGGTCACGCCCTGCTTGATGTTGCCGGCGATAATCTTGTTCTGTTCTGCCGTGGCAATTTGCACCTTGCCGCTGCCGTCATGGTAGCCAGCGGGTACTGTGTATTGCTGCGCCTTGGTGGAGATGGTTCCGCTGACAGCGCCGTTGTTCGTCATGGTGCCAGTGACTTTAGAGCCCTGAACGTATGCCGTCGCTCCGCTCAAGATTTGCGAAGCCGTGGCATTAGCGTCCGAAGTGTTCGCGTCGTTCGTGTTGGTGCCAGTGATGACCGCGCCGCTCCTTGCATGAGCCTTGATGCCGCTGACGAGCTGCGAAGCGTTGATGAGCGTGTCACCAGTCAAGTCAATGAGCACGTCACCAGTCTCGCCGTTGACTACTTTGTTGATGTATTCGTTTGCCATGTGTTAACCCCCGATTGTGACAGTGGTGCCGTATTCGTTCGGTGCTTCGGTGTAGTTGATCGCGTTCACGGTGAAGTTGTCCACCATGCGCTTGTTCTTGGTCATGAAAACCTGCTGCGAAAAGAGCGCGTCTGCTTCGTAAGCGCCCTCGTAAGGTTGTGTCTCGGTGCTGTATATCACGCTACCGATTGAAAGATTTATGTCATCGTCTATCTCATACCCTACTATGGCAGACCCAACAATTGCCGAGCCGACCCTGTAACTTACTTTATTAATGTGTAGCGACGCGCTATCGGGTTCTACAACATGAAGCGCAACCCTACACCAGTTCATCGATGACACCATCCTTCAAGATTCTGCCAACGTCCACGCGCTGAATATCGGTTGCGATGGCTGTGCCGTCCTTGATGGCTCGAATCTGCACTTCTGCCGAGCCATGCATAGCAAGCGTTTCTTCCTGGGTCAGCGTGAGCAGGATGGTAGTAACGTCATCCTCGGCGGTCATCTGTAGTCGGTCGTTCTCGAAGGTGTAAACCTTGCCGTTAGTGCGGAATGATGCGTAAATTGTCCAGCCGACGATATCAGCGTCAACGGTCAACGTGAGAGTCGGCGTTGTACCTCGTTTCATGTAATCACCACCTAAAGCACAACATGGCTAACAAAGCCGCAACGAATACGAAAAAGCCGAACGTTAGAATTGCCGCGTTCATTAGCACCGCCTGATTCTTACAGCGTCGATTGGATTCCAAAGGTCACCCGCGAACGAGTCGGCAGAACCGCCCGTGTCGCGCTGGCCTACCATGTCGGCGTACCAAGTGCCGCCTAATACATGAACGGCATAGCGAATGTTCGCGTTCTCGATTTCGAGCGCCACGATTGGAGAACCGTCACCAGCGCAACCGTTATCCAAGTCGTTAACGTTGTACGAGCTAACCCACGGCAACCAGCCGCTTGCTTGCGAACAGACGCGATAAGTCGCGCCCTCGATGGCTATCCACCTGATTGCTTCGCCGTAACTACCCGCGAAGTCATCGGTAGAGCCGCCCGTGTCGTAGCCGTCTTGCATTTCGGCGTACCAGTAAGAGCCGCTAGGGTCTGTGGACACGCGATAGCAAACGCCGTCGTGAGTTTCACCGCCAGAACCGTCTGTGATGGCTTCTAAGCACCAGTCCCAAGGGAAACCGTAGAAGTTATTGCGCAGCGATTCCCATCCTGTTTGATCGCCCACCTCGCCGTAAATCGTGCCGTTCTCGGAAATGCTGAACTCCGCGAGAACGTCGGGATATGCGCTTATGCACATGGCGGTATGATTGATTTCGTTCAGGTAGCAATCGCCGCGTTGAGCTATATAGCCATCGTCACAGTTATAACCGTCCGACATGCGATGCGCTCTAAAGTTGCCCGTCGAGGTCATGCAGCTTTTCATGTTGCCCGTGTAGGTTGCGCCGCCACAATCGATTCCAGCCGCTTCATACGAGCTGATTACCGCGCTTGAACAATCGCGGTCACCTTGTTCAACGTAGCATGTGCCTATCGGAGTCTCCACCGGGCATGAACCTTCGCCATCGCCCCAGCGCCCCCATCCTTGGGTATATCCATGCCAGTCATGATCGACAAGATGCTCCATGCACAGCGCAGCGGCTTCTTTCTGTCCCTGCGTGACCATGCTATTTTGCGTGACGCGCCAACGGTGACGCGCCATCGTCCACTTCGGGAATACCTGCAACGCTCGTCAACATGGACACGACCACGCCAGCCGCCATGCACCCCAAAATGTAAGGCCAATCGAGCGAAGCGATGTTGATAATGTCGCTGCCGATGAGAATCAAGCCGATTTGAGCCGCCGTCTTGAGAGCGCGAATCAATGCGGCCTTAAACCATTTCTTAACGTCCATGTGTCACCCTTTCCGATGCTTTTCGAGGTATTCGTCAACGTCGCAACCAACCTGCTTATCCATGAACTGCTTGGTTTGATGGTTGCCGCCGTATGAGCGGTAAATCTCGTAAGCATCAAGCTTTTCATCGATTGAAAAGTGGTTGTCGTATATCGCCATGCGGCAAGTCATGATGATGTTCTGCTCCATGATTTGCTTTAACTCGTCATTTGACTTACGAGCATCATCTGCCGCCTTGCGCACCGTTTTCACTTTGGACACGACAGCGCCGACGATTGCACCAACCACGCTAGAAATGAGCGCAGTGATGATAGTTGCTACAAAAGGTTGCAGCACGTTCTAACTCCTTATGTTGTTGCTTGTTAGTTCGTTTCAGTCCAGCCGTACACGCCAGGCTCGTAAACGTTCGCGTCAATGTCGCTAGTCCAAACCTTGGCGTTGTGCTTGACTTTATCGCCCTTGGCGTATGCGTCGTGAGCACCAGTAGGCTGCACCCATTCGGGAATCTCGCCAGGTTCGCCCACGCGCACCCAAAGCGAAACGGCAACGTCTGGTGTCCAGTCGGCTTGCGATGTGTGCGCCTGTATGCACTTGTAAAGCAGTGAGTTGTAGCGAACCCTTACGCCGACTTCGTAAGCCTTGCCGACTTGCCACGCTGGGAATGCGTCTATGACCTGTTCGGCTTGCTCGTCTGTCAGGATTGGCAGAACCTCATCGAGCGCCTCTTGCGCTGGGTCAATGTACTCGGCAAACATGGGATTGTTGGAAACCAGCTCGTATGCAGCTTCGAACCCGATAGTATCGTCAAGATCGAAAACGAGCGGCGTATGCCTTGCCGCGTTTTTCTCGCCGTCCTTATAAGACACTACCTCGATATGCGTTGCAGCGTCTGCGATGTGGAGAATGTTATCGACCTCGTGACAGTCCAAGATTGTCCCATCGGGAAACATGACGTTTCTATTCAGCATCGTCTAATCTCCGTTCCAATTCCTCGATGCGCTTTTCCAGGTTCTGCACGTATGCCGTGAGCGGGGCGATGAGCGCCGTGTAGTCGAGCGTCAGCGGGTCGAAGTCGAGCGATTCGTCTGTGTGCTGTGCTTCGACTGTCTTTGTGTCCCAAATGTCGGCGCGTTGAACGTCTTGCGCATAGAATCCATAATGTCTGCCGCCGTCTTTAATGAACACGGCAGGTTTCAGACGGTTGATTATCACGTTCGCGTCATCGCCAAGGTACGCCACGTGCTGCTTGAGTCTGCGGTCGGAGTTCTGCGTGAGAGTGCCAGCAATCCACATGTTGCCGCTTCTCACTACCCGCATAGCATCAGCTCTTGTAGAGCTGCTGCCGCCTTTGCCTACAATCATGTAGTACCCAGTGGTGCCGCTCGTGCTGCTCGACACGTTCCACTCACCGAATACAGCCTGACTCGTTCCCGCTGCTATCGTGTTGTTGCCGAACGCGGAAGAATACGACCCCCTCGCAGATGTTCCTGCACCGCTGGCGAAACTGTTCGTACCGCTAGCTGTTGTGTTGTTGTTTACAGCCAAAGAGAACTGACCAGTCGCATTGACGGTGTTTCCAACCGCAACTGCATAGTCATTCGATGCAACGTTCGCATAACCGATTGAAGTTGAATGGTCACCAACAGTTCCGCTTGCCCTGCCGCCGATTGTCAGCTCAGTTTTCGTACCACCAAGTGCCATCGTCTTAATAACGGATGACCCGATTTTCACGTACATGTCGATAGTGCTGTCGGTGATGACCGTCCTGCCGCTATTCGACTGTCCGATAGTAGCTGTTGTTCCGAACGATGAATAGACGGTGCTTGCCGTCGGCGTGTCGCCCGACCACGTGACCTTTACCACGTCGAACGAGCCGTTCGAGTTGACCAGTGCGCCAACTGTGTTTCCCTGCTTGCAGACGAGAACGCCCGAACCGTAGGCGCGTACCATCGTGTTAGCCAACCCAGCCGCTTCGATTGAATCAGCAAGGTTGCTGCCATCGAGTATGGTTGTCGCGCCCATACTTAGCAGGTTATTATCCAAGTCCCAATACGTTCCACTTGTGGCGCTGCCAATGTAACCCGCCACAAGTTCAGCAGCCGTGACAAGTTCAGCCGCGACATGACCAGACGTGAAAACGGTTTTCCACTCCCACGCGCCTTGTGCGGTCTTGGAGTTGGCAATGCGTATCGTGCCGCCCTTGATTTCCACGACCTGTGATGCTTCGACGGGATTCAACGGGTCGGCAACCGCAACGTCAAACGTGAGTATGCCGTTGCCGGGTACGATGTAGGCATATCCGCCCGTCGCGTTGATCTCGGCGTTGATTCGGTCTAGAAGATTCTCTATATAGTCAGCCGTTGACAAGCTTTGCGCAAGCGCTGTCACGCTTTCCTCGGCGGTCTTGATGCCGTCGTATAAGTCGCTGAAACGTTCGCTGATACCCTCGCCAACGCTGCCGATAGTGAGCGATGTTGTAGTGTGCGACAGCTCGTCAATAGCTATCTCCATGACGCGCCCAGTCAATCGCAAGTCGTTGAACTTGCCATCCACAACCTGAACAGCGTCACCCAAGGACACGCCTTGTAGGTCGATGCCCTCTTGCGCGGCCTGAACGGCGTTCACCTCATACGTGACTTTCGGGTTTGTGTAAGCGTCGAGAACGCTTTGCGCCCACGTGAGCAAGTCGGCAGGTGTAGCGCAATCGGAGTTTTCGACTTCAAGTGTCGGATACTCCCAGCCGCCGTTACCATCTGGCAGCTTCGCCAAGTCAACCATAGAAGCGTTCTCTAGATAGTCCTTGCCGTCGTTCACTGACTCAATGGTTATCTTGCGCCCGTAGCCGCCGCCCTCGGTAGCTTCGCCCTTGCCGCGTGGAGTGATGCGGCAGTACAGCGGGTCATCTGCCATCGTGCGGCGAACGCTAACGAGGTCAGCGCCGAAATCGAAGCGCCTTTTTGCCGTTGGCTCGCCTTGTTGCGCGTACAAATCGACTTGACGCGACACGACACCGCTAGACGATACGCCTATAGTGGTGTCCACCTCGCCGCCCCAGTTGGCTACGAGCGTGGACATTGCGCTCCATCCGTCTGTGTCGTACATGGACGCGCCGCCCGTGTTGGTGTTGGTTATCGTGCCGCATGTCCATCGGGACGTGCCGCCAAGTGCAGCGTCCAACGCTTGCGCCGCCGTGACAGGCGTTTGCACACCAGGCATTGCAGAAACCCGCGTACCCATCAAGTCAGGCTGTAGACTCCACACGCAGTAGTACGAGCCGTAAGGCCGTGAGCCGTTCGCGTGTAGCTCATCGATGCCGGACACGCACCATTCGTGCCAGTAGCCGCGATCATCTTCCATGATGACGCGATAACCCTTTTCGAGTATCTGCGTCGTGGTGATGGTCAGCTCATGAGCACCGTTAACGACTTCATGGCGGGTCAGCTCGAAAACGTCGTTTTCTGACAGTTCGCACACCTGCGCATCGAAGCGGTCATATATCAGCACCCTGCGCATTACAACCACCGCTCTTTGTACGTCACCGTTGCCGCGCCAGTGCCTTTGTCCATCGTCAAAGTATGTTCGCCAGGTGTCAACTCAAACCAGTCACTATCAAGAGTGGGCAAAGCAACCGCGCCTTGTACCGTGAGTGTGCGGTTCTCGCAATCGAGCACCACATCACGCGCCGATGCCGAACCAGTAGCGACATGCAAGAACGCGCCGTTGTCGAGTTTCAATCCCCATACCTGCGATGAGCCGTCACGCGCCGCGTTAGCCGTGATTGTCGGCTTCGTCGGGTAGGTGCCATCGACCGTGAACGTGAGCGAGCCGCCCGATGGGACGGTCTTTGTGACCGTATCGCCGTATGCGGCAGCTTCGAGCAAGCGGAAGTTGACCACAACCGAATCAGCGTTGGTGAACGAGTCTATCGGCATATCGCCGCTTGGAATCGCCTTGTAAGAGATACCAGGCTGGTCATCCATGACAAGCCATTTCGGCTCGTCCACGTCGAGCCACATGAACAGCGTGGACAGTGCTTCGCGCCTTTGCGCTGGTGTCTTGCGGATGACCGAAAGCTTGACGCTGATGTTGCCGCCAATCAAGCTGCCGCCCATGTACACGGTGCCGTCACGCCCTAGCACGTCCTGAAAAGACCGATTAGGCGCGAATGTCTCGAATGTTGGACGGCTGACCACGAAAAGGCTGTTTAGATCGTGTCCGTCGAATATCACGCGATACCCCCCGCAAGAATCCTATTGCTCCGGTCGTTCAGCGCCTTGTCCATTTCGCCAACCGTCGCTTGTGCGAAAGCACGACCGTCAATGTTGAGAACAAGCCGCATTTGGCGCAATTCCTCGCGCAAGCTTGCGACTTCCGATGCCATCGAACCCGCGCCCGTGGCTTCTGCCCTCATCGATACGCTGGCAACGCCGTCAGCCGCGCCGTAAACGTCATTTATGGCGCTTTGCATGGCTCTTTCAGCTTCGCTAGATGCGTCCTCGATACCGTTAGCCAAGCCTTGCATGGTGTACTCACCGATGCCAGCAAACACTTTCGACGGTGACGCGATACCCAAAGCACCGAGCACGTAGTTGATGACGCTTTGAATGCCGCCAGCAACCGTGTTGATGACCGCCCAGAAGTTGTTGGCAATGCCGTTGATAAGGCCGTTGATGATTTGCACGCCAGCGTTATAGAACCAACCAGCGAAGCTGACCACGGTTTGATACGCGCCGTCGAGAATCGACCAGAAGAACGAGCCCATGCTGTTACCAGTCTGAACAAGGCCGTCGATGATGGATTGCACAAGCTGACAGCCAGCGTAGTACAGACCCATGAAGAACCCGCCGATGGTATCGAGGATTCCTTGCATGAAGTTGTTCATCTGCTGCTTTGCTGGGTCGATGCCGTTTGCAATAGCGGAAATGAGGTTGAGAACCAGCTTGCCCATGTTCTCTAGAATCTTCGGCATTGCCTTAACGAGCGCCGTCAGGATTGCCGCAAAGAGAATCACGGCAGCTTCGAGCAGAACAGGCACGAGAGCCGCGATAACGTCTGATAATGACTCAATCAGCTCGGTAGAGTGCTCGGTCAGCACTGGCAATAGCTGGTCTACCAATTGAGGTATGGCAACAGCCAAGTTGCTCATGATCTCGGTGATTTTCGGGATGATGAGCTGCGCGGAGTTGGACACCATGTTTACCAAGTTGGTAACCGCTTCGGTAATATTGCCCTCTGGGTCACCGAGCGTAGTCAGCAGGTTGTCGTATGCCGCCTTGGTTGCTGCTATCGAGCCTGAAATGGTTTTGAGCGATTCAGCCGCAGCGTTCCCGGCGATGCCTTGCTTCTGTTGAATCAAGTCGATGGCGGTAACAATGTCCGAGAAACTATCAATGGACAGATTCGATGCTTGGCCTATGCTTGCCGCGTACTCGTTCGCGTCTGCAATCAGGCGTTGCATTTCCTCTTTCGTGCCGCCGTAACCGAGTTTCAGGTTGTCCAGCATCGTATAGTTCTGCTTGGCGAAACCTTGGAAAGCGTTTTGCACATCTTCAACATTCGAGCCGAAGATTGAGACGTTATCCGCTATCTCGGTCATGGCGCGGTTAGCCTGGTCAGCAGCCGCCGAAGTATCGCCGCCCAAGTCGCTGATGAGCGCCGCCGAGAACGAGGTCACTTGTGACATATACTCGTTCTTCGACTTGCCCATAGTCATGTAAGCGTTGTTGGCGTACTGCATCATCTTCTGCGCGGAATCGCCGTACAGCTTTTCAATGCCGCCGACGAACTGCTCGTAGTCGGCGTAATTGTTGAACGCGCCGCCTATGACGTTCTTGATGGCGCTTGCGGCAGCGGTAGCGGCAGACAAGGCAAGGTCGGCAATGATGTTGCCAATAGCAACCTTCGCCGTACTGATGCCCGATTTAAGGCCATCGGTGAACTTGCCGCCGACTTTCTTGCCGCTCGGCGTGGTGTCGGTCTTGTCCAGTTCCTCTTTGATGGTCTTTTGTGCGCCCTTGAGCGATGGGATGATTCTTACATATGCCGTTGCAAGGTCTGCCACGGCTTCACCCCCCCCTATAGATCAATGTTCAATTGTTCTGCGATGTACTGCCAATCGGTGTTGAGCGCCTTTTCGCGCAGCTTGGCGCGTTCCTCTGGCGTTTCGATTGGCTTGGGTTTCTTCCTGCCCTTCTGCCCGTCCTTGGTGTTCTGCCACGCAAGGACACGCAATAGAAACTCGATGTTGCGGAGCATGTACATTGTCTCGCTCCATTCGAGCGCGGGATTCGATGCACGATACACGAGCGAATCGCTAGGCAGCATGGCAGCGAGAACAGCCGCATGATGCACCGTGTACGATTCGCCCATGTCATCGATGTTCAGACCGTAGACGCGCTGAAAGTCTGCGCGTAGCTCATCGGGTCTAGTCGCAAGCAAACCCGCCAGCAGGATTAGTTTTTTTGACCAACTTCTTCCAAGACCTTCATATAGAAGTCGCTCCATGCGTCAGCGGTAAGTGTGCCGTCCCCGGCAACCTTGCACATGACGCTGTAGGCATCAGCGCCAAACAAGGCATCGAGCATACGCGAATACCAGACAAGCTTTTCAGCGTCTGGCGTTTCCTCTGCCGACACCTTGCCGAGAGCGTAGGTGAAACGCACGTCCTCAAGCCGCGCAGTGTCCACCGCCAATACAATGCCGTCAACCTCGATGTTCTTGATTGTCTTGGATTTAGCAGCCATTAGTTTCCCCTCTAAGCCGTTTTCTCGATGTAGTCGTAGACCCTCACGCCGTTGGTGTCAGGCGAACACGTGATGGTGATTTCACGACCTGCAACCTCGCCCGATGCGTGGACAATCGAGCCGACTTCCGTTACCTGTCCGTTCGGCACGACCTTGCGCCACTTGCGCCCGTCCTTCAAAAGCAGCTCGAAAACGTACACGCGCTGATCGTGGTCGGTGCTGGTGTGGAGAACCTTGAAGTAGTCCGTCGCTGTATCGTCCACGTTGTCGTGACCGTGCCACTCCGACAGCGATGCCTTGGTGATGCTGATGAGCGTCAAAACGAGCGTTTCGGTTTCGCTCGACTTAGCCACGAAAACCGTATCGCCGTTCATGTCGGTGATTTCCTCGGTGTCCGTCTCGATGGATTCCTCGATGCCGTCCGAGGAAATGAACCCCATGTTGTCGAACGTGTTGCCGAGAGTGGCAAACGGGTCTTGCGTTGTGCCGACCGTCGTTCCATAAGGTGCGCTAAAGCCGTAGCCGCCTTGTACGCCCTTCACGTTGGAAACGTCAGCAGTGTTATTTGCTGCCATGCGTTACCCCCTTCGAAAAAGAAAACCCGCCGAAGCGGGTGGTTAGTCGTTTGTGATTAGTGTTGCCGTGATACGGTGCCGATGCTTGCCGTCTAGCGGGTCGTAATAGTCGCTTTCGATGGTCGCATCGAAAACGTTATCTAGCTCCCACTTAGAAGCGATGAGCGCCCGTTTGACCGACGATGCGAAACTCGCAGCACGTCCACGAGTGCTTGCGTAGACGATGAGCGTCATGGTCGGCAAATCGCGCACCAGCTCCGTAGAGCCGCCGTCGCGTGACAGTGTGCCGTACTCGGCTGGTGCGTTCACTGGCGAATCGTGGAACCATTCGAGCGTGGTAGCTTGGTCGAGGTAGCCGATGAGCGTCGAAGCAATGTCCATCTTTACCCCCTACCCGCGCCGATTGACTTTGTTAGTGTGCTGTTCTTGGCTTGCATACGCTTTCCGAGCGTGGTTCGCGTGTACACCACCGCGCAACGGTTGCCCTTGCTCGTCTTGCTTTCCTCGACGGCAAACGGCTTGTACTTGTAATAGCCGTGTTCAGGCGCTGACTCGTTTGCAGCGGAGCAGATTTTACGCGCCGACTTCATAGCCGCATTAACCGCGCCGTCGCTGTTTAGCACTTCTTTAACGCCTGAAAGATTCAGCTTCACCCTTACGTCACCCATCCACGATCACCGCCGAAGCTTCGCGGTTCCAAGGTGTCGGGCAATTCTCAATCGGTATCGGTTGCGGGTCACCCAGCACGCGGTATGTCTTGCCGTCGCGTGGACGATAGACCATGCAGCCGCGCAAGCTGTCCTGGTACGTTTTAGGGATGCCGAGCGTGTAGCTGATTTCGACGGAATACAGCCGCATGGCTTCGTCCATCTGCTCGGTCGTTGGTCTGCCGAAAAGCACGTTGTCCAACGGGTCATCCGTCCACGTCTCGATGCGGTCGTGAAGTTCGTCGTAGGCGTATGTCGGTCGCTTGATGGTCGCAGGTTCGCCGCTAAACATTGACTTCATCCGCCCAACAATGTGCTTGAACGCTTCGGTACTGACCAGAACCGATGCCGAGCAGCTTTAGCTCGCTAGGTAGCAGCTTCGGTGTTCCGTAGGTTGTTGCGAAGTTGTACGATTGCGAGAACCCTACCGCGCTCATCGATGCGCTCGTCACGCCTTGCGGGATGCTGTCGTTTTCAGACGGCATAACACGGTTGGTCATCGAGCGACAGACGCGCATGAGCCTATCGAAGTAATCGCCAGTTAAATCGCCCACGTTGATACCGTGACTAGCAAGCGCCGCGTCGATAACGGCGCTTGCATCGTCTAAGCATTCTTGCAACGTGGACACATCAGACACAGCGCCGTATCGAGCTTGATACTGTTCAACGGTCGCATATGACATGATTACTGCTCCTTAGTGGTCGGCTTCTTGCGCGTGGTGCGCTTCGGCTTTGTTTGTGCCTTTTGTTTCTCCTCTGCCCTGGTGTAACCAGAAGCGAGCAGGATTGGCGTGTCCTGCTCGCTCGCATTAACAATCACACCATTAGGCGCAATCAGCACAGCCATGATTAGGCGCTGGGAACATCGCCAGTGAGCAGGTTGAACTCAGACGCACTCTTAACGCCGAACGCGACCTCGCACTCAACGCGCACGGCAACCATGTTCTGCTGGAACAGACTGATAACGCCGCCCGTGGTAACGAGCGTAGCATCACGCGAAATATCGATGTTGATGCCCTCAACGATGCCATAGACAGCATCAGAGAAGTCACCAGCGATGCCGACAACAGCAGCCGTGCCGGGGTTGCCGGCGGTGCCAGCCTTGTAAACATGCTTGCTAACGAGCGTCTTAGCGCCAAGAATCGGGGTAAGTTCGCCAGAATCAACGCCAGCGGTGAACAGCGGTCGCTTATCGCCGTCAACAGCACCAAGCAGCTTAGACTTGCCCTGCGGAGCAAGCACGATGCCGTTCATGATGCCGCCAGCAGCAGCAATGTTGCCGTCCACGGTTACGAACTGATCATAAACGGTAGCGCCAGCGCCAGGATTCAGCGAAACAGCCGTTGCGCTGCCCAGAACGTCAAAGCCAGTGCCAGGAGCGGTCGTACCCATGATGGTGCTGTCGAACTTGGCAGCGATGGCGAACGGCAAACGTCGCACGCACTCATCGTACAGCGCGTTCTTGTCGCGGATGAACTCCATGGAGAACGGCTCGATAACGGCAAGCTTATACGGAGTCAGAACCTTCTTGTTGAACGTGTGAGCGGAGACGGGCTTCGCGGCAGTCTCGGAAACCCAGTCAGCGGTAGGCTCGCCCGTGATGGTCTGAATGGTCGTACCAGTACCGGGAATGGTAATTTGGCGCGAAAGCTGCATGAATGCAGACTCTTCGAGGACAGCGCCCCAAATCTCACGCGAAACGTCAGCAGGGAGAGCAATGTTGGAAGTACCACGGTAAACGTTAGTGGGAGTGTCAACAGTAGGAACGGTAGCAGACATGATATACCTCTTTCTTTATTGATTATTTGTTAGAAACCCGCGTTTTCTAATGCTTCGGCGAACTGCTGTTTTGCGGTTTTCGCCTGAGATGCGTCACGCGAGAATTTCCCAGCTTCGGGCGCTTTCGGTGCGCCGCCAGGAGTCTTGTAGTTTTCTGCAATGGCTTTCGCCTGTGTGGTCAAATCGTCCTCGTCTGTGGCAGACAAGATAGCAACAATGCTTTCAGGCACGCCCGTTGACTTGGCTACCGACTTCACGAGAGCTGCGCGGTTCTTCTCATCCTCAAGCGCCTTGTTGGTCGCTTCGATGGATGCCACACGTTCTTCGAGCGTCTTTTTCGCGCTTTCCAGCTCGTCGTACTTCTTGGCCTTGTCAGCGTTGGCTTTCGAGCGGGATTCCCACTTGCGGGATTCCGCAATGGCCTGTTCGTACATCGCCTTGTAATCTTTCTCGGTATCGCCGTGCGGTTCGCCGTTCTCGATTACCTCTTTCTTTTCTTCGGACATTTCGCCCACCTTTCCAGGCCGTGCGGCCTTTGGTTTGCCCCGTGCGGAGCTGTGAACAAAAAAGCCGCCACAAGTGACGGCATGAAAAAAGCGCCCGTGGTGGACGCTTGTTTCCTTGGTTGTAGCTTTTTGCTAATCCCAGTGCTGGTCGAACGGTAGCAGCTCGAATATCGAATAACCGCCGTCGATGTTGTCTATCGGCGTGCCGTTTTTCATTTCGGTGAGCACTTCGATTTTCTTGTCTAACAACTCCGTAGAGTCGTAATCAAAGTAATTCATCAATGGCGGTGGAATCTCGACGGAATCCAGCAGTTTGAGGATTGCTATTTGCTTATCTAGCTCATCCATTCAAACCCCCTAGAATCTCATCGCGCATAGCGTCCATGCTTTTTACTAGCTCTGGTTGGTCTTGTCTAAGCAGCTCTATCAAATCGGGACGTGTTAGCGACAATGCACAGTAGTTCGCCCAGATTTCTTCGACCTGTTTATCCCTGCTTCTATAGTAGCTGTCACCATGACCATAGCGAATTTCAACGCCGTCGATTACTTTACCGCGAAGATACCCGTCGTTCAAAGCATCATAGATATCTTCGAGCTTATCAACGCCATTCATGGCTATGCGGCATTCAATGTCATATCGCGTGTCGTACTCACGACGCAGTTTCTTATAATCTTTCAAGTTCTGCTTGCGATCTTCGAGCGTCTTGTTCTCGATGTTGTTGTACTCGTTCTCCATGCGCTCGTATTCTGTCTTGTGCCATTGTTTGACGTTTTCGACAGCCGCTTTGTATCGCTTTTCAGCTTCACGCATGACTTCGAGTATTTCGCCTTTTGGTTTGGTTTTCTCACTACGAGCAGCAGCCGCCGCTCTGCGTTCGCTTGGCGGTAAGCTTAGATAGTCAGCACGCAAGAAACCAGCGTATTTTGTTGACATCCATTTGCCGCCTGATTCGCCTTTCATCAGGTCGATGAAATGACCGAGCTCGTGGGTCGTCGTACTAACTGTTCCCTTGATGTTTTCAGGTGTCATCTTCGGGACGCTGACAGTCACCTTTTTAATTTCATCGGTAAATCTATCGTAGTAAGTGCTTACGCAACCGCGCCCGGCAGCGTACTTAACATCAAACGCTTCTGGCAAGTTCGGGCTGTTTGCAATCTCACCAACACGGGAAAATATCTCGCGTACTTTCGGGTCTGCATCTTCGACTGAATTAATAGCGTCAATGTAAGCTTCGAAGTTTTGCCGCTTGCCCTTGGTGTTTGTGAACTTATCAGGATATTGACTCGCTTCGATTGATTTCAGCTCAATCTTTGGCTTTTCTTCTTTAACCGTTTGCTCACTGTACTTTTCAGGATGCCGCCACATGTCATAGTACAAATCAGGGTCGTAGCCTTGCGCCGTTGGTGACTTGTCCCACGACGGAATGACGCGACAATCGCAGTTAGCGTGAGCGTGTGATGCTGTTTCTTCCGAGTGGTACACGAAACCGCGAGACGCTAACATGATGCAGAACTGGCAAGTTTCAACACCTGTTGGAACACGCGCCCAGCGTGGTTTCTCTGGGTCGTTCTTGGCGTTCGTTGCAATGCACTCGTTAGCGGCTTTGCGCGTCTCGTAATCGAGCCTGTCCACGCATTTGCCGACAAACTGCTCTATCGGCTTATCATCCACCAAGTCTTGCACAAACGCCCTCACAGCGCCTGAAGTCGCTTCTGGGTCGCGCATACTGTCCACTTGAGCTAGATAGCCGTCATCGATGCCGAAACGCGCCCTCAAGCCGTCGTAGAAGTCGGCAGCAAGCCGCGCCGCCATCGTGGATGACGCGCCGCAAGCTGGCTGCATGATTGCTATGACAGCGTTTCGAATGTCGGCTATGTCTGCTGTGTAGTCAATCTGGCTCAAAGCGTCCACTAGTGCCGCCCTGGCGCGTTCTGACACGACGTTTAATGCGCGACTGTAGTTTTCGATGTAGCTACGCGGTATTTGCATTTACGCCACCGCCAAACAGCGTGGAAACCATAGCGTTTGACGCTTCGGTAGCTTGCGCCGTCTGCAATTCGCGCATGATGGTAGTTACTTCCTCGTCGCTGTAGCCATTCGAGCGCCAGAACGTCGGCGTGTTGGCGAATGCGGGAACGACGGATGCGATTTTCACCGATGCATCGGTCATTTGCGCCAGCGTAGGCATTGCGGGATTCATGAACCTTGGCTGTATTTCCAGGTTCTGCACGTCCACTTCGTCAAAGGTCGTATCGTTTTCGGTCGCTAGACAAGCAATAGCAACGTCGGTCAGCGTATCGCCAACGTCGGAGTGCCACGCTTTCACCTTGCGGATTAACGGAGAGTTTTCCGCGTATATCGCTTCGGCGCTTGCGGGTTGATCGTGAACGAGTCCGAACTGTGAGACGTGAATGCCCGTTGCTGCGCTCATCTTTGCACACAAGTTGCGGAAGTGGTCTGTCAATGGCTGCATTGACGGCTGCGGCAGTTGCCCGAACTGTGGCACCGTGCCGTCAGCGGTCATGTCAATGTTGAAGATAGCGCCGATGAACGCTTGCCATCTGTCCATACCTTCGAACGGGTCACCATCTGTACCAAGCAAGTATTTTTGCGCCGTCGCTGCAAATGCACTAGCGATTTCCTCGTTAATGTTGGCACGTACAGCATCATCGATATAACCCATGACTTCGCGGGTGATTCTCGACTGTCCAAATGGGCGCTCTAGCGTGGCGTTGTACGCCGCAAGGAACACGGGAAGGTGCTCCAAGCCGTGTGGCTCGTAGCCGTCCACGTACCACCGCGCCGAATCGTACTTGATGCGTATGAGGTATTCAGGCGTTACGACGTTTACCCAAGTCGGTAGCAGCTCACCAGTAACCTTGTTCTTAGTGGTGTCCACGACGAACATAGCGGCCTTGATGCAATCGTTAGCATCATCCCAAAGAACGCCGCAAGCATGAGCGGGGTAAGCGCTGACGTGGGCATGGTCGCTCTCGTCTTTGCTCACAAAGTACAGGTTGAACGACTGTTCAAACGCGCTGGTTGTGGCCTTGCGGTACTTCGAGCGCATTTTGTTTCGCTGCGTGATAGCGTCGAGCTGCGCTTGCGCTGTCTCATCGCCTACCGTGTAGCCATCGAAGATGGAATGCTCAACCATAACGTCAACGGTTTTCTGCGCCCATCCACAAGCAGCGTCGAGGTTGCGCAGCTTCGGCGGGATTGAGATACCAAGGTCAACCAAACGGTTGTGCATGACGTAGTAGCAATGGCGCTTCATGTTTCGGTCGTAATGATCGTGCCACGCTTTCACCAGGTCGTGGACAAGCATCCTGTCATCGCCGCGCAAACCATCGGCGGATGCAACCATGCTCGGAATCTTTAACACCTAACAACCGCCTTTCTTTTCGGGTTGCGTTTCGTGGTCATCGCGCCCCAGTAAGCTAAGGCGCAAGCTTCTATTAACTCGGCGTTTGCTTCGTCTGTTGACTCGAAGCCAAAACCGCCGTTGTTACCTATTCGCCGTCGTTTCGTTTTCGTCGCTGAATCATCGAGCGCGGGTTGTCCGTAGTGCGTTATCCTGCGCTCTTTAACCGCGTTGACCAGTGAAGAACAAGCCGCGATAACGTCACCAGTTCGCGGCCTGATAATCACCTTCGAGCTAACACCTTCAATCAACAACCGCTCGTTCAGGTTCTGCGCGTTCGATTGACCGTCAATGACTATCTGCGCAGCCTTGTCAGCTCGTGGCGCTAGGCTTTCGACAAACCAGCTAATGCCATGAGACAACGATTTAACGTCAACCACATACACAAACGGAATACCGCCTTGTGGCTTGTAACACGCTGCTAAAGCACCTGTAGAGCCGTCAGGCGAGAACTTCACGGCATACACAAGCAAACCGTCACGTTGCGGGTTGTCCACCTTACAAGCGTTCCAGTCGCTTTCGCGTATCACCGCGCTTGCTTTCGTGATTTCAGGCCACCAGCCTAGATGCTCACGAGCGAATGCATCGGCGCTCATCATCCGTGCGTCTTTCATCAACGCCGATTCGAGCAACTGAAAACCAAGCGATGGGTTGCTTTCGTACCATCTGCCAATGTCGGTCACATCGCCAATTTCAGACGTGCTCCATTCGTGGATGCAAGCGCCCGTGTATGGGTCAGTGTGCAAGCTATCGCGGATGCTTGCGAATTTCTCGCCTTTGTATGCCGTTGCCGGGTCTGGCACCGTCCCCATCAAAATGGTTTGTGGTGAACCAGTCGGTGCAGCGGAGTTAAGCGGAGATAATGCCGCGTCTTGTGCGTCCGTGTAGCTTTGCGCTTCATCAATAACCACCAAGTCGAACGTGCCGCCACGCCCCATGTCGGAGTTAGCGCCGCGTGTACGAAACTCGATGTGAGCGCCGTTCTTCAAGTCCAAGACCATCTGGTTGGCGCTCGTGGTGTATTTCTTCACCAGTGCGTTCAGTTCAGGAAACCGCGCCCGTGGGTCGTTCTTGCTTTCACCGAACTTAACCCGCAAGCGGTCAAACGCTTTTTTGGCTGTTTGGTATTCCTGCGCGGTATGCAAGATTGACTCGCCACGGTGAACGAGTCCCCATGTTTCGCGTGGATCGCAAACGCCCGTTTTACCGTTCTGCCGTGGCACTGGCAACACACACAAGCTGTTAAGCAACTTGCCGTTATCGTCAAGCGCAAGCCAATCATTGAGTATCAGCCTTTGCCATTCAAACGGCGGCAAACCGTATGAATCCGAAAGCTTCGCAGCTAGACCGCCCTCTGTTCGCGTGTAACTTCCACACCATGAGTAAGTCGGTCGCTGGTTTCCAATTCTAGGCATTTGCTAACGCCGCTTCTGCTTCGGCTAGAATGTCAGCTAATGGCGTTTCTTCGCTTGTGCTTCTCGCTTGTTCGTCAAGTTCGCACCTGTCGAGCAACGGAATAAGCGACATACTCAACGCTTTAACGTCACGTGCGCTGTCTGTGTTGTCTAACATCCGCGCTAGTCTAGCCGCCATGCTCAACCGGGCAGAACAAAAGTCACCACTTATAACAGCGCTTTCTATGCTGCCGATTGGTATTGTGTTGTTGATTTTCTTACCTTGTGCCATTTCAAACCTCGGTAAAAAGACGGGTTTCAAGTCTAGGTGCT